GTCGTTTCCGGGGAAAGCGCAAGGACATCTTTTAACGGTCGTTTGGTCAGTTTGCCAAACAATGCCAAAGCGTTTAGACTGAATGAAATCGGCCTAAGCTCGCCGCCTAAGTTTATTTCCTGTATCATAATTTATCAATTTATGTTATAGGTCCGTGTATCCCGCCCGGATCGTAAAGATGAAGCTCGCCATCACCGGCAAAACTCATCGAGTAGGTGGTATTGGCTTCGTTAGGTGCATCGGCGGAAACACTTGTCAAATAGGCATAACCCTGAAAATAGTAATCGGCCGTGTTAGCAGTTTTGAATTTCAGTGTTACCCGTGTCTTGTTCGCAATCAGGTCAAACAAAAAGGAAAGATTATAGTCCTCGATCTGTGGCTCGGTATCGCCGAGCGTTACAAACCCGCTGCCCTCAACCCCCCAGCTCTTTAATCCGGGTAAGATAGACTTCCACCCGCCACTGTCTTTATTGGTCGTATCCCGCATATCGGCGGTAAACGATATTTTACCCGTAGTGGCATAGGAAATTACGATACTATTAACATAAATTAATAAATCAGTCCCGTTAAGTACTCCCTGTGTCCTTGCCATCTTATAGTTGTGTTAGTGTTTCGTAAGTTTAAGTGTGTGTAGCATAGGTAAGTGATTCGCTCCCCTCAAAGGTTGCGGAGTATCCTACGGTTTCCTCATTTGCAGCGTCAATATCAAGTCCGGTGATATATCCTACACCGTACCAGTATCCCTGCTGCGTTGTTTCGGTCGAGAATTTGAGCGTTACCTCGTGCCGTGATGTGATGAACCCCATCAGGTCATCGGTCCCCTGCGTGGTAGCGTCAAATACCACAAGGCCATCGCAGCTCATTGACCAGCTACGTTTGCCCTCGCCTTTCTTTTCCCAGCCGTCGCTGTCTTTCGATGTACAATCACGGGTGTCGTGCTTGATCGTCAGCTTACAGGTTTTAGAGGCCGCAACTGCGGTCCCCTCTACATAAACCAGCAAATTCGTTCCATTGATTTCTGTTGCCATCTCCGTTATTTTTAATTACTAATCCAAAATCTAAACTCCATTGTTTTTATATTTAATTGTAAATCATCATCAAAGTCATCGGATTCGGTTACGAAAATACAGGATTTCAATACCACGCTTTCTATCGTACCCGACAGGTGATCTAATAGCCCCCGGATTGATATGCTCTTGGCAGCACAGTTCGCATACGAGGTATCGTAAACGTGGATCAGTACCGTAATGAAATCGCTCCACGCAGCGCCGTCCTTCGTGTCCGATGGGTCGCTTCGCAATATCACATAAACGCAATACGGTGCAGCGGTCGCCTGCGGCGGGTATTGCGGATATACAGCAACGGTTGAATTAACCTTGTTGTAAATTATCTTACCGACATTTGCACTTGCGAAGCTCATCGGGTCGCTATTTGAACTATACTGTCTATTAGTGTCGTTATGTTTGACTTTACCGTACTGCCAACTTCGGCCCATGCACGATCAACAAACGGATTCGGGGCCTTCTTCATTTGTTTTGTCCCGGCCATCGGGAAATGAGCATACCAGGGATCCCATCCGCCGGTAAACCGGGGACGCACCCATACGGTAGGATATTCCTTCCCCCGCCCCTTCACCTGGCCGATTGATGCCTTCAAATAGCCGGGAGGGTGGCGCCTGCTCGCATACCTCTTTGATCTCCCCCCTCTTTCCGAGCGTGGCGCCAGCTCCCGCATCTTGTCCACCAGCACCTTCGAGCTGGTCAGTAGTACAGAAAACAAAACCTTAGAATCAATAGACTGGCTGATCTTTTGCAGTTTTAACTTGACTGCCCCATCACCGATAACTTTTGCCCGTAACATCAGTATTTCTTTTCTGCGCTGATAATTAAATATCTTTTCCGGTCGCCTGTCGTTTCTTCGATATGCTTGATATAATATGTATCGCTGTCAACTTTGATCCTCATCTTTTCGGTCAGCCCCGTCCGGTAACGGATCGTAAAATTACAACGTGATGTTGCTGTAACTTTCTCGCCCTCTTTTTTCTCGTCCCCGCCGGCCCCGTCAATCTTTGCCCATACGGTCGTTAGCAACGCTTCCGATTGTGCCTTGCCGCCAAATTTATCGGCTGCGGCATCAGTAACCGTATAGATAGATATGCGCCGGTCAAGTTCCCCTATCGTCATAACATTACAAGTCTATACGGGTCAAGCAGATATTTTGAGTTCATTGGTATTTCGGTTGCCGTGCGCCCGGCGATAACGTCCTGGCGGTTTTCGTACCAATGCCCGATCATCATCAGTATCGCCTGCTTGATCGAAGCCGGGACTGCTGCGGCAGCACCATAGCCACACGAAAAACGTATCTTGCAGCCGTCATAATCACCCCGTACAACCGGCCAACACTCGCCGTAATTTAAGGCAACCCGGTGCGGTTCGCTGCCGGTCAATAACTGATACGTGCCGGAACTGAGGGTTTGCTCCACGCCGTTTGTATCAATATATTTAACCGATGTGATTGATATAGCCGGGGTTTTGAGTTTATACTCGGCCTCATCAAACTGATCCAGCCGAAGTTCCCAGGTCTGGGTAATTAACGGCCGCCATGTATATTCCTCAGCAACCATCCTTGCTGCCGTGATCAATGACGTTATCAGGTTGTCATCGGCAGTATCGGCTGTTTCAACTTTCAGTTGCAGCTTCGCCTCGGCTAAAGTTACCGGCTCGGTTGCCGGTGCTGTTATCAATACGAATCCCATTACTTAGGTTTCCTCCCTCGTTTTTTTAATATCTTCGCCAACGGATGAGCATCTGTCGGGGCCTCGACTGGATGCGCCATCGGCTCTCCGGCTATCTCCTGATTGGTGTCCGTTATGGCACGCTCGGTCTGATCCAGCGTTATCGCCTGTTCCGATCCCGATGATCTCTTGACCGGCTTCGCTACCGGTCGCTTGTCGGTAAGGTATTCGGCATACCCGCCTTCAACCCATGCCTTCGCTTTTTCTTCCGGCAAATCCAAAATAGCCCCTTTCCGCAGAAAGTTAGACCCGGATATGCCCATCAATGTTTTTATCTTTACCATATCTTAGGGGGTTTTGTAAAAGGGGGCGGGATGAGTTACAAACGCCCATCCCTTGCCCCTTTTGATCAATCAAGATTAAGTAGTACCGCAGTGTAAATATTTAATCGGGTTCGTTCCTGCATTAAGCAGGTGGCTCGAAGCCCGCATGAATGAAATAAACCCTACGGTAAGGTTAGCGGCATAAAGTTCGTTCAGCCGGAGCAAGGTAATATCACGGGCAATACGGATGATGAACTTTGAGAAATCACCGAAAACCATGATGATATTACCGGCGCCATAGGTAGGCATATCTGAATTTATGATATACTTATATCCCAGGATATTATCGGGGATACCAAGCTGCAAGCTCGGCTGCCACAGTGGAAGATCGGTATCGGTCCCTTTCAAAAGCCGGAGCGATTTCAGGACCGAATCCTTAAACATAAACGTACCGTTTTTGCGGTAACTTGCATCAACAGAATGGATCAGCCTGATAATGTCATCGTAGGTAATACCGGCGATCAGGGCATTATAACCGCTGTCGTAAACGATAGACGAGTTGGCACATCCTTCCGGCTGGCTCGACCCGGAGCCAACGGTAAAGTAATATGCCAGCACCCGGCCAAGCCGTTCGGCAAGCAGTTCTGCTACAAGCGTATCAATCGGCAAATAGGAATCCTGTAAAAGTTCCTGCGACACCGTTACAACTTTCGATGTAAACTTGTATGCTTTCAGGACTTTCTGCCCGAGGGTAATGGCCTGCGCAGCGTAGGTATTGGCACCGGCTTCGCCAAGAATCTCACCAATGTTGCCGGTATCGTTTACCATCGGCCAGTCAAGATCGTTACCGGAAGTGGTGCGGATGACCCTGGCAAAGTTCCACATCGGTACATAGTCTAACATCGCCTTTTCAAGTTCGGCCTGAAATCCTACCGGCACAAGATAACCGCCGGCGGAGGTCGTAGTAGTCTGATCACTACGCTGGGCAAAGATTTTCCGGCTGTCGGCGCTCATATTCTCGCCATTCAGCAAATAATCCCGCAGCGCCCGGTTTTCTTTTTCCCGTTTCTTTTCTGCTGTTTCAGTAGCTTCC